GTAGTCAAGTGGTATGGTTTCCTCTCGGTTGGCGATTTGCTCTTGAATGTATTTTTCGCGTTCCAATTCCCAGTCCATATTGACTTCTTCTACTTCTTTTTTGATAACTGATTCTTCCTTTTTGACAATTGGTTGTTGTTGTTGTTGTTGTTGTTGTTGTTGTCTTTGTGGCTTAGGAGTATTGATCACTGGTTTTACAACTTGTTGTTGTTGTTGTTGTTGCTGTTGTTGCTGTTGTTGTTGTTGTTGTTGTTGTTGTTGTTGTTGTTGTTGTTGTTGTTGTTGTTGTTGTTGCTGCTGTTGTTGTTGTTGTTGTTGTTGATGTTGTTGTTGTACTTCAGGTTTCTTAACCATTTCTTTATCTGGTCTTCTTTTTTCATATTTATCTCTTGGTCTGTATTCGTCTCTTCTTCTTTCAGGAGTTCTTTGTCTTTGTCTTGGTCTTCTGTCGTAATCATCTCTTCTGTATTCGTCTCTTCTTCTTTCAGGAGTTCTTTGTCTTGGTCTTCTGTCGTAATCGTATTCATCTCTTCTATTATATCTGGTATCAGGGCTTCTTCTTTCCGGACTTCTTTTGTTCCTTATATCGTGTCTTAACGTAAGATTGGACATAAAGTTGTCTGCTGCTTTTAAATTCTTTGTTTCTTCTTCTTCAATAATGATTCTGGGTATAGGTCTCTCAGTGGGTCTAGCGGTAGGTCTTGTTTCTTTTTTTTCCTTTTTCTGAGAGGCAGAAACCTCCCAAAACCATGGATCATCATAAACAATTTTAATTTTCTTACCTTCCAGTAACTTTGTCCTGGCAGTTACTGCGTCCGGCTCCTGGCTCCAAGTCGCAAAGTGTACGAATACACGATTGAACTTATCTCCTTTTTCATTGCTTCGCTCAAGAATGTCTAAGCGATGAATCTGACCTAAATTTAACTGGTCAAATATGCGGCGAATTCGCTTTTCATCAATGTTCATAAAGACTCGAGGAATGCAAATGCTGGGTTCTGATAATGCTAACGCAACTGAACCGATATTATTATTATTAGTTTTATAAGTGTTTGAGTTCATTTTAACTTTGACTTTAACTTTAACTTTGAATTTAACTTTGAGTGTTTGTAATGGGGAAAAATACTTTGAAACTATTGGTTTGAAAGTATTTCAATTTTTTAAAAGTATCAGGAAAAATAATGGAACTTAAATTTTTAAGGGAACCAAGGTTCCCTTATGATCCCTCCTTTAATTTATTTTTTATTTTTATTTTGTAAAACCATATCTTTAAGAACCTCATAAAAAAGGAGGGGTCATAGGGCATGTGTAATAGTAACGTAGTTCCCTTACTAAATGATAGAAACATTATTGGAAACATATTCTGTTACATTATTATAAATATCCACTGTTTGCAGACAAAAAATGAAATCGCTATAATGAATATTAATAGGAAACCCAAATTGGTTTGTCAATTGGATAGATATTTTGGAAATATTAACAGGTCCATAATAGTTTCTAGTTTTGTAAATAAAGTTGGAATTGTTATCAAAGGTGGAAGAAAAGGATTCTGCTGTCACTGGGATAATAGCCAAAATATTATCATCAAATATTTGATTTTGAAACATACTATAATTATTACTGGCTTGATTATTGCAGTAATCATTTAATACAAAATATACATAATCAGAGTAAGAGGCATCATAAAGTGACTCAGAAGTGTAACTCTTGGCTCCCGTGTATTCGGTTTTTCGGAAGCCGATTTGATACCCAAGTGATTTTATTAGAGACTGCCTGGAAATACCTGTCTTGACATTAGGTGTGAAAAAATCAGGAAAATAAGGGCATTTGGGATAACTTTCTTGTCCTTTAACCGTGTTTATTCTAAAATTATAGGTGGAATTTTGAATAGTAGTAAATCGTGTATAAGGGTTAATGAAAACAGTAAAACGATTTGTGCCGATAGGATTATATGAGCCAACTATGGTGACATTAATGGCTTGTTCTAAAATCTGGGGAAATTGATCAATTGTGTAGTTGCCTTCCGGTATTTCTACAATGCCTTCTAGATTAGTAGTTTCTTCGTAAATGTAAATGGTTACGGTATCTTTACCTCTGGCAAAGGTGAACCCGTAATTTGGATATTGGATTCCAGAAAGGGTTAATGATATAATATTGGTCATGCGTTTTGGTAGGGTAAATGTGCAGTCAGTGGACCATGTGTTTTCAAAATCATCTCTAAATAAAGTGTTGAAAATATAGTTGGTTACACGTGTGTCGCTGGCATAGGCGTTGACTCTGTTTCTCGGAATGTGTTGCGTTTGTAGGGCAGGATGGCTGGAGCCTGGATTAATGATTTTGCCTAGATGTGTGTCTTTGTCTGTGTTAATGTCGTCCTCTGGGATGCTGTTTTTATCTATCACGTCATTTTGATAGTTAATATCATTTTTATTGAATATGTTGTTACTATTTTGATTTTGTTTGGTTTGACTGGCTTGTGGTTGTGATTTGTCGTCAATTTTTGCAGCGAGCAGTTTTTTCGCCGTTTTAATGAATTCAAGCAATTCGTATTTATATTTGGGTTCGTAATCGCTGGAGATAATTTTAGTAGACATTTTTTTCTCTCCATCATTAAGATCAACAAAGGAATAAAGGGGATTTAATTTAAAGAAGCGAATTAGATCACTCATTGAGTAATTGTCAATGTTTAAATCAATCATTTTGCTCATTTAATTAATGGTATATTGTGTTATAACAATAATGGCTATAAAAAAAGTGGATATTAAATGAATATTGGTCTAAAGTCTATTTATTGGTTTTTATTGGGGGTTACAAATATTAAGTTATTGAATTGTCTTTAAGTTGATCTTTTGGTTAATATATTAAAATTTGATTAAAATATTTGCATAAATTATATCACATTCATTTATATAATGTTTGACAAATTTGCGGCGATACTTAAACTAATGCAAAGTAAAAAGCAGTTTCTGATTGCCGTCTTTGCCAACTTGATTGTACAACTTGGCATCACCTATTACGTGATGGAAAGAACAGATCCTAATTTGTACAAGAAAATTGGGGTTTGGACTTTGTTATTTTTCCAGTTATTTATTATTTTTCTTTTATATATTACGATTACCTTGCAAGTGCATCCAGTGGTTAAATTTATGTTGTTTGCTGTGTTATCTGGATCAATGGGAGTCAATTTGGCGATGTATAAAAAGACATATAGCGAAGATCTTATTCGCGTGGCGATTCAAGGCGCACTAAGTGTGTTTGTTGCTATGTTTTTGTTTGGTCTTGTTTTGATTTCATTTGGTGTCTATTTGGGTCCGGAAGTGGGACTAGTGTTGTTGCTCTCTTTGTTTGGTCTTATTATCGCCCGTGTTTGGTCTTATTTGTCTGGGACCCGAAATAAAGCATTGTATATGATTGGGGTTATTCTGTTTTCTGCGTATATTATTTATGATACCAATGTGATTCTAAGGAGAGACTATTATGGCGATTTTATTACTGCTTCGCTTGATTATTATTTGGACATTTTAAATCTTTATACCAATATTTTAAGGCAACAATAAAATAATAAACAATATTTTACACCTTTTCTCATTTCAAACGCCGATTATTAAACATTAAATAATATAAAGATATTTTATCATATCTTTATATTATGGAAAATAAAACATATTCTTATAAAAAATCATCGCATTTTAGAGATATGTTAAATATGAGTAATGAACCAAATAATATTCTTCCTTATACAGATAAACAATTTGAAGAAGATTTAAAAAAATGGTTTACCGAAACAAAAATAATTCAAAATGATAAAGTAAATAAATTTATTGAGCATTTGAAATGAGAAAAGGTGTAAAAGATAGATATTATTATTTTATTTCTATTTTAATTCAGATTTTGATTTAAAAAGATATCTTGTATATAATTATTTATAATAATGGATTTTTTGGTTAGTTCTAATACTATTGACGCACCGTTATTTGATGATTTTATTAGTGTTTTTGATATGAATACCAATCATCCTTTTGTCATGCGTTTGAATTTATTTGTTGATGGGGATGCCGATTTAAAGGCGAAATATTTGGATCATGCACGAAATCATAATAAGAAATTGATAGATGAATGTCACTTTTATGATTCTGGCTTTGATTTGTTTCTACCTGATTCTGGATGCAAACACCAATTTATATCAGGTGGCGTAAACAAGGTGGATTTTCAGATTCGTTGTTCTGCTCAAATCGTTAAATGCTGTAACATTAGTGATAAATTCTACACCGGATATTATATGTATCCCAGGTCCAGTTTGTCTAAGACCTCGTTGCGTTTAGCGAATTGCACGGGCATCATTGATGCGGGATATCGTGGCCATATTATTGGTATGTTTGATTGCCTTAATGAGGAGTCTTGCCCGGAACCTTATGACCGATTGATACAAATTTGTGCGCCCAATTTGATGCCTATTTTTGTCAATGTTGTGGATTCTATGGACCAATTAGGACCAAATACTTCTAGAGGAGATGGGGGCTTTGGATCAAGTGGACGCTAGTTCCACCTTTACCAATGCCTCTACGAGGCATTACAAAGGTGGAGCCAAAGTTGTAAGCAAAAATGTAAGCAAATGTCTTCATTTTTGTATATGAAATATTTTTATAGTCATATTTAATATGAAATATAACTATAATTTTGGGTTATTGATTCTTTTATTAATTTTGCTTGTTTTATTTGTGTTATTTGTTTATTGGTTCTATAAGTATTTGATGAAAAGTTGTCCTTGTTCTAAAGAAGGATTTCATGAAAGAGGATGGTCCAAGGATTTAATTAAACGTTTTAATATTTATCAAAATACAATGACCGATAATGTCATGAGATATAATCTAGAAGTCTTGCAAAAAAATGCGTCTCCTGAAGAAGCCGAAACTCTTTTGAAAACTGGTTACTGGCCTTGGTCTGGTAATACAAAATACATATACATGGATTCCATCTGGCATCAACCTATTATTAAATCAAATGTAAATCAAGCATTAGATTACGCCATGAAAACTCATAATGAAACCGCAGCAAAACAATTGTTGTCTTGGAAGTCAAAAGAAGGCAAGTTTTTGCTTTATGGCGGTAAAGGCACTGATCAGAAAGGTGTTGGAAAATATGACACGATAAAATGCAGTTCGGATGAAAATAATACTTCTTCTGTTGTGGGTGTTATTAAAAAGAACTTTACTGATGATTATATTGAAAATAGTGAACCTATTCCTGACGCGGATATACCTGTGAATATGCCTGGGTTTAATTTTGTAAAAGGCCCATGTAATCCATGTGTTGCAATTCATAATGATTATAGTTGTCCATTTAAGTTGAATGTTGGAGGAGATGATTCGGTTACTCCTATTTGGAAGAATTTATGGGGCATCTAAAGAAAAGATTGTATTTGTTTTATTTGTATCTGTTGTTTTATTTGTTGTATTTGCATTAAGAGATACATCTCTCATCATTTTCACTTGTCCAATGCTAGAATAAGGTGACATGTCGTCTTGGCTTAGAGTGTATCTTGAAAGGTTGTTATTGCTTTGATTTTGTTTTTGATTTTGTTTTTGATTTTGTTTTTGATTTGGATCTAAGGTGTAGCCTCTTTTTAATTTTGGTTGTTTTAAATTTAAATCTAAATCTGTTAATGATTCATCATCTGCGAATCTGGGTGTGTATGACTGCTGCCTACCTTGAGATGTGTGGCGTGCTGTAGCAAACATATGTCCATTTTCTATTTCAAATGATTTGATTGCGATATACATATCGTCACACAGCATCTTGTAGAATGCATTATCTTTCATTTGGATTGCTTCTACATAATCCAGCATTGTCTTGAAGAAGTCTTGCATCTTTTTCTTCAAATCTTCTTTTTCTTCTTTTTCTTCTTTTCTATTCTCTAAAACAAGTTTGTATTTTGTAAACGGATCTTCTTCTTTATTTGATTCTCTGGTATGCAATTCTTTGGTTAAAAACAAGAGTTCCTGAGTTTTCTGTCTAAACAGATAATTGGTTAAATCGCATGGAATTGTCTGCATGATTACTGGAACTGCATGTGTTTGCAAAACAATGTCATCTGTTAATACTTCGGTTGGTCTAGTCTTGTGAATTGTGCGCCCGTATACAGCAATTTGTGCGTCTTTTGTATTTGGGTTTTTGGACCGGATCTGGTATGTTTTTTCTTGCTCGGAAACGAGATGTCCAATATATAAGGTGTTGGTCCACGTATTTGTTTCAAAATCATATATTTCACAGTTTTCTGCTTTTAGGGTAACGTCTTCTATAGCAGTGTAAAGCAACTGATGAATAACTTCGCCATAAACGAGACCGGCCTTTTCTAAATTGTCTATAAAACGGTATTCATTGTGTTTCCCAGTAGATGCCAAACTCTCCAGGAGAATGTTGTCGTGATCCAGTCCATAGCCAAGAAAGATGTTCGGATAATCATTATCTATAAGTGATTTCAAATATGTTTTGTTCTTTTTGCCGTCCGTGATCTGGCCATCGGTTAACAAAATATGGGCGATATGTGTATCTAATTTATCTTTTAAAACTTGTTTCAGTTGGGTCGCTGCTGATATCAGAGTTTTCTCAATGTTGGTTGAGCCATCGGCAGCGATATTGTGAATCTGTGCAACGATTTCATCGAGTTCTTCTGCGGTCTTGCATTTTATGTCTTCTATTGTGTCAACGGAGGTGTAAATGTCGCTGTCAAACGACTTTATATGGACGGAAATGTTGGCTTCGGGTTTTTTATGAAAGATTCGCAATATGTTTTCTAGTGTGTGTTGAATATGATGCATTTTTGTTGAACCATCGCTGCATCTTTCCGACATGGATCCAGATTTGTCAACATTGAGATGAACATGGAGTTCTTTTCTGATAGCAATTTCGCTGCGAATTTTTAGTTTAAAAATACCGAAGAACTCGTTTAGATTGTCTAGGCAGTCTGGGACAGGGATGGTCCTGTCGTGAAAGTTGATGATTGCTGTTTGTATGATTGGCTCGGATGCGCGACTACTTTGATTTTTATGATTAGAACTTATTGTTTCGTTTTCGTTTTGAAACATGATTTTATTTATTTAATATATGTGATATATTTGTTATATTATATGTTGAATTAGTTTTATATTGGTTTTATTATTGTTTTATGTGAAAAAGGATTTAAATAAAGGTTCTTATATAAGATAATAAATAAACATGGAATCCGCTGCGACTACTACATTTCCTTCTGTTGATGGGTCTGCTGCTCCCAAGACTCGTCTTGTGGATGTACCTGTGACCAGTCAGAATGAGGCTTTGCAACTGATTGTTACTTTTTTGAATCTTGCTCAAAAGCGTGGTGCGTTTACTTTGGATGAGTCAGCGAAGTTGTGGGAGTGTGTGAAGATGTTTCAGCAATAAATATCTGATTTGATTGGCTTTGCTTTGTTTTTTATAATTTTAGTTTTTTGATTAAAATTATATTATTATTTTATTTTGATTTGGCTTTTTTTATATTTTTTTTTATTTAATTTTAATAAGTATTCTAATTTTATATCATTTATAAAATGAAATAAAATATGTGTTTCGCTCTGGGCAGGGTTCGAACCTGCGATCTTTCGATATATGTAATTAATAAATAATTCTAACAGTCGAATGCCGTAAACCAACTTGGCCACCAGAGCACTAAAAATCTGAATCTTCTTTTTTCCTTTCTCTGTCTCTGTCTCTGTCGCTGTCTCTGTCGCTGTCTCTGTCGCTGAATGCTAGTTCCGTTTATTTTTTAATAGGTAAAAATTGGGTTTGATTTGTTTGCTACTTGGAACTAATTTGCAGTAAAATATATATCTATAATTATACCACATGTAATAAATGTTATTTGTTTTTAAGTTGTTTTTCTGATAATATATATTATTTTATAATTAGTTTTATATTTGGCTCTTACTTCGTTATAACCTTTCCCTCCGGGTAGGTGGAAGGATTTGCTCACGCAGGGGATTGAACCCTGGACTTTTGGCTATCTTATATTAATTTTTATTATTAATATCATAAGACCAACACTCTACCACTGAGTTACGCGAGCGCTAATTGCTGAAAGAAGAAGGATCTTTCACATATTATATATCTGGGTTGTCTTTAAATACTTTTTAAAAAATTATATATTATCAGGTATTTTATAAAATTTTATTATTATTTTATTTTATAAAATTTTATTATTATTTTATTTTATAAAATTTTATTTTTATTTTATTTTATAAAATTTTATTATTATTTTATTTTATAAAATTTTTTAAGTGGATTGGCATTTATAAGTTTTCAAAAAAAATTGAATTATTATGGGATGCATTGGTTCAAAGTATTTTTCCCCTTATAAACGCTTTAAAGTAATAACAAGTAAAATGGCATCATTATACGAATCAACCAATAACAATAATAACAACAACAATAATAATAATAATAATTCCGAACCGAATTCTGATGAATTTTGGTATGATAAAAATGAGTTTTATTCCGAAAATGGACTCGTAAAAGGCAGAAAAAAAGATAGTAAATCCCACGGAAAGAAGGCGCAAGAACAACAGCAACTGAGAGATGAAAACAAGCAAGTTCTACTGCTGCCCAAGAAAATGCAGAAGGCGCTGAAGGCGTTTAAAAAAGACAATTCAAACAATTCAGACAAAGACAAAGATTTTAAAGAAAAGGAAGACCCAGAATCACAGGTAAAATATATTAAAACTATTAATCGTAAAGGAAAAGGGAAAGGGAAAAAGGCAGACTTTGCTTTAAACGATGATTTTATAGACGAAGTTGTAGAAGACTTGTCTTTAGAAGTCTATGATTTGTCAACGCAAACCTATATCAAAGCAAAAAGAGAATTTGATTTATACGCATCCGACTGGAGCGAAGAAGATCTACAAAAATTCAAAGAAACAATTGACAGATATGAAGCCCTTGGCAGTTATGCTCAAGGACTAAAAATGTGGCAAATGTATGGCCTTACAGAGGCACAATATGCGGCGAATCAGGAAAAAGAAATGATCACGAAAACCTTGTTTGAAGAGTGGTATTATGATGAAGAACATCAGGATGCGATTTATGCTCAAGAAGATGAGGCCGCTGCTGAGTATGCCGATTGGCTTGAAGCAAAGGAAAAAGAAGAAGAGGAGAGACTGATTGCGATTTATGTTCAACAAGAAGAAGACGAAATGGCTAACGCTGTAGATATGGCTAACGCTGTAGAAAGAGAAGAAGAGTATGCCCATTGGATTGAAGCATATGAAGAAGAACGCAGAGATAACGCGATGCAGAACTGCATGGACGACATGTACAGCGACTGTGATAGTGATTAGATCTTAGATTAGATTAGATTAGATTTTAGATTAGTATTTAAATAAATATAATAATAAATATATTTTTTTTATTGTAACGAAGTAGATCCAAAAAACATTAATATTTAAAAAATATTGATGTTTTTTATGATGTTTTGACTCCATCTTTTTTTTAAAGATGGAAAATATTGATGTTTTGACTCCATCTTTTTTTTAAAGATGGAATAGCGGGAAAAGGTTTCGATCCTCCGTCCTTCGGGTTATGAGTCCGACGCGCTTCCTCTGCGCCACCCCGCTTCTTCTCAACCTTTGAAAAGGTCACAAGGCTCGCAGTCCTGCGGCCTGCTTTGTGATCCAAACATTCTAGTTTGTCTTTGGATTGTTTTGTTTCTATTCGAAAGTTTTGCCTCCATCTTTTTTAAAAGATGGACTAGGTCTCTACGAGATTCGAACTCGTGCTGTTGGATTCAAAGTCCAAAGTCCTAACCACTAGACCAAGAGACCAAAAGGGGTTTGCATTTTAATCCGAACAAATGCATTAACGACTCAACTAAAATATTTGCGCGTAATATATTAGAGCAATATCTGATATAAGTTATTCAATTTTGTTTTATAAAAATTGTTTGCATAATAATAATAATTCTATTATTACGATCATTTATATCAAATATTGGTATTTTTTGATTCAACTGCATTTTATCATTTAATTTAATAAAATAATAAATATTAATTATCTTGTAATTAATGTTGAAAAGAAAACCACAAAAAACTTTTTATCTAATATTATTTTTATAATACTATTTTTATTAATATTATTTTTATAATACTATTTTTTGCTGTAGGGTCCCCTGATAACATGTGCATAACTGCATACGAAATTATTTTTAAATTTTTGTTGTGCTGTGATGGATGCTAATATATGTGCAGAATCCAGTAACGCTAGTTTCATTGGGTTTTGTATTGAGTCAAAAGTGTTGATCGCTGTAATGAAACCAATGGGCTAGCAAATAATATTCGTAATAACTTAGTAATAAATTATTATTTATTAAATAAATTATTATTTATTAAATATTTAATTATCTAATATATTATTTGCTCCCCCATATTACTATAATGAGATCTCTTTAAGTAGGTTTTTCAAATATATATTATATTATTTTGTTTTGTTTTTTTTGATAATAAGATATTTATATAATATATATATTGTTGATGACGGATTTTATCTCTAATTTGATGCATCAATTTTCTAAGAAAGAAGGGAAAGAAGAAAAGTCTTCTTCTACTAATACTGGGTCTACTGATAAAAAAGAAGGGAAACCTGGGTCTAATAAGGATGGATCTGGTTCTACTAAGAAAAAGGGCACATTAACGCTACTTGATCTTATTCTCATGGGTCTGGCCAACATTGTCGGCGCCGGTATCTTCGTCATCATTGGAAAATCCATCAAATACGGCGGCAATAAATCCTTATACGCGCTACTCGTGGTCGCCTTTATCAGTTTCGTAATGGGGTTCTGTTATATTGAAATTTACAGCAGATTTAAGTCCAGCATCACCGAATATTTGGTTGTGCAAGATACACTAGGAGAGAATGCCGGCCAAGTAACCTTGTATTTGGTTTATCTGTTTGCCTTGTTCAGCGGAGTCACCATTGTCGTTTCTATCACCAAATATTTAACGGCGAATGGGGTTTTATCGCAATTCGGCGGCTCATCGCTCTTTCAAAAATGCTTCTCTGTTTTCCTGCTTTGCATAATGAGTGCTATCAATTATATGGGTATTGAGACGTCCAAAATTGTGGCGAATACTATTTCTATTACAATGCTTCTCGTTTTAGGAACAATTATCTTGCTAAGTTTGCGTTTTATTTCCTTTGAGAATATGTTTAACGGACCCGCTGTGCCATGGGATTCCTTTGTTCTCTCTGCCATTTTGTCTCTCTTCTTGTTCAATGGTTACGATTTCCTTGTTAAAATTAGTGACGAGTCGGCGAATCCAGAGAATAATAAGGTCGCGTTAATTGCCACTTTATCCATTACCACTTTGATTTATATTGCGATTATTGTCGCTGCATTGTGCGTTCTGAAATATAAGACTGCTATTAGCACTTATAATATTATTACCAAGTTGTATGAAGTATTGGTCAGCAAAAACGTTGCTGGGATTATCTTTGTAATTGGTGCGTTTATTATGGCCAATACTGCCTTTTTGTCTATTTTGTCTGCGACAAAATTTATGCAAGGTTTAGGTAAGGACAAGAAAATTATGTTCTCAGAGTTCTGGGCGGCCAGTAATAAAAATGGCTCTCCAACAAATGCAATCTGGATTTCTCTCTTGATTACTATTTTGTTGGCCATTTTGAATAATGAAGTATTAATGGCGGTGTTTACGAATACCAGTTGTATTATGATTCTTAGTCTTATTTCTATTTCTTTGCTTTTGAAACGGTGGTCAGAGAGAAACGATTTGGATGCGCAAAAGATGCACAACTATATTTGGGGTAATATCAGCAATATTCCTCTTATTGTTGTCGCTAATTTGTTGCTTCTAATGTATGTTATGATTGTCATGCTTAAAAATAAGTTTTGGATTGGCAAGATATAAATTTAATTTAATCTGTATATAAATTAGAATGACCACTGAGTACATTAAAATCAATAAATTTATTCCTTATTTTATCTTTTTTGTTATTATCGTCAAAATTGCATTCTCTGTTGCATATGTTGGTCACATTATTTTAGCATATACTGACACCTTTTTTTCCAAGGTTGTGGATGAAAGTTTAGTTTATTGGAAGGAGAGAACTGAATTTGTTTTTGTTATTTGTATGTCAGTTCTTTTGATTTATCATTTCTTGCCTGGGTCGGATAATATGGTTGTGGGAAAGGAAACCAAGACTCTGTTTTTGTTTTTGGGTATTTTGTTGCTCTTTACCGCTAAGTGGACTCTGTTTCTAGATGAAGAGTCTCATTTTATTAAATTTATTAATAAGTTTAAATAGGTTTTTTGATTTAATTTAAAGGATGGATTTTTTATTTTAAAGATTTTATAAAGTATTTCTTTTCATTTTATAAAATGTATTAAATATATTTTATAAATAATATTATTTGTATTACATGGCTTTTTCAGACAAAAAATTTGCCGATAGTTATTCTTTCTTTGAACGCAGTCAAGAATCTGGGCGCATTGTGCAGAAATATCCTGATCGGATTCCTGTTATTTGTGAGCGTAATTCGCATGATATTTCGTCTCCGTATATAGATAAAAATAAATATTTGGTGCCGATGGATTTGACAGTGGGGCAATTTATTTATGTGATTAGGAAGCGATTAAAAATGCCGGCGACCGATGCTCTGTTTTTGTTTATTGATGGGCAGGTGTTTTCTTCTAGCGTGGTTATGAGTTCCATTTATGCAAAGCATAAAAATAACGATGGGTTTTTGTATGTGAATTATGCGAAGGAGACGACCTTTGGCTAAGTTTTAACGAATAAAAGTGTAATGATTTTAAGAAAATAAAAAAGAGGCTAACCATTAATTAGGTTTTGTATTTGAACCTCTGAAATATAATTAATTTACAGAATATATTACAGAATATATATATTATTTGTTTATTTGTTTTTGTTTATTTGTTTTTGTTTTTTATTCATCTTCTTCTTTTATTGATGCATAATATTCTTCTTCGTCATCTGAGTCGCAGTCAGCCCAGTTAAATTTTGCTTGGGGCTTCTTTATTACTGGCACATATTGCTTGACTTCTGGTAAAGTTTGTTTAAACTCTGGTTCTTTTTCGTTTTCTTTTACTAAAACGCTTGCATAGGAAATCGCGGATGGATTTGCTTGGGTTTTAATTATTTGAGGAGTAGGAACTGGGTTTCTGATTCTTTCCTGCTCTCTTTCTCTCTCTTCGTCTGATTCGTCAGCGAAGATCATATACACATTTTTGGATGTGTTTTTTTTTGCTTCTGGTTTTCTAATAGGTTGCTGGGCTTCTTTGTGTTGGTATTGTTGGTATTGTTGTTTTCGGTCATTTTGGTCCTTGATGATCGGGCAATATTTGATGCTGTGTCCTTGTTTGTGGCAATATCTGCATTCTTGTGCTAAGAGAGTCGGACAGGTAACTGGGGCGGTCTTGTCTTGGGTTTGCCTAACATTGTGAGAAGTGTAAATAGATTCGGGTTTACCTGCGTCTTGGCATACTTTGCAAAAGTATTTATTAGTAGTGGCTTTAGAAGCAGAGCCATTTTTATATTGGGTATTGGTATTGGTGTTATTCATTTTAGACATTCTTGTTATTAATGTTCTTTGTTATAAGACTTTTTAAGTTGTTGTATTGGGAAAAATACTTCTTTCTATATTGGAAATAAGTATTTCAATTTTTTTAAGTTCTATGTGTTTTTAGGTGGACTTAAATTTTTCCATCTTTTTCCATCTTTTTAAAAAGATGGAGGCAAAACTTATTACTTATTACTTATTACTTATTACTTATTACTTATTACTTATTACTTATTACTTATTACTTATTACTTATTACTTATTACTTA